TCACGCCTTGGCGGCGTGAAGGCGCTGCTCAGGATGCCGCGCCTCTTCCCAGACGGGGACAATCGCTACCGTGACCGGGCCCGGCCGCTTCGGCTGGTGCAGAACGATTCGCCTGATCAGCTTGCGCAGAATCAAGTTCCGCTCGGCCACGGTCAGCGTCTCCCACTCGTCCAGGACGCCCACCAGGAGGGGGAGGTAATCGTCTGCCTCCGGCATCTCTTCGACCTCGACAAGGGCCGAGATCCGCTCTGAAAGCTGGTGGCGCTCGGCCACCAGCTCATCCCGCGCCGCCTCGAAGACACCTGGCGGGTACTTGTCCGGGTTCTTCGCAGCATCGACGGCCAGTCGAGTGAGCGACGCCTCGACCTTGGCGTGCTCGGTCTGCACCCTTGCACGCTCGCGTGCAGCCCGCGCCCGATCATCGTTCGGGCTGTGGCCGTCCAGTGCTGTGGCCGGCGCGTTGTCGATCTCGTGCGCCACGCTGCTGAGCCACTCCAGAACCTCGGCGACCACGTCGGCGCCACGGGCCCAGACGCCAATACACCCGTCAGCTCCGTACTCGGTTCGCCGCGCGCACCGGAACCCCGGCTTACCTCGGCTTCGGCTCACCGTTGCGGCCCCGGTGCACTGGCCGCAGCGCGTCAGCCCGGTTACCTCCGTGCTTGGCAGGCGACTTCGCGGCGGCGTGGCCGCAACCAGCTTGCGCCGCTCTTGGTACTCCTTCCACGTCTCGTCACTGATGATCGCTTCCTGTGCGCCCGGCACAAGGTCGTAGTAATTGCACTGCCCCTGATGCTTGCCGCGCGGGCAGTCCTGGCGGTGGCGGCGCAGCAGGCCGGCCGCAAAGCCGCTGTCCATGTAGTACCTGAGATTCTCTTGCCCCCAGATGCCGCCGCGCGTGGTGGTGCAGCCGAGGCTGTTCAACCAGGCGGCCAGCGGCTTGAACCCGCTTCCGTTGAGGTAGCGGGCCCAGAGTTCGGCGACGATGTCGCGTAGCTCCGGGTCGGCCTCGTAGCGCTCTTTCTGAAGCACGCCGGTGACGGGGTCGTACCTCTTGTGCCAGAGGTAGCCGAACCGCGGCTTGCCCATAGCCGGGAGCTTGGCGGCACGGCGGTACTCGTGTGCCTCCTTCCATTGTTCGCCGATGCGGTCGGCTTCGAACGCGGCGACCTCGAACAGCACGCCGCGGGTGAAGCGTCCCGTTGCCGTGCGCGGGTCGGCGTCCTCGGTCGATGAGTAGAGCTGTCCGCCGACCTTTTCCACTCGGGTGAGGTTGATCGCGACGCCGTGCCGACTGCGGCCGAATCTGCTGAACTTCCATACCGCGATCTCTCGGGCCTTACCGGCCTCGATGGCTGCGATGGCCTTCATGATCTTGCGGTGGAAGTTGGTGCCCGTGGCGTCGAGGTCGACGACCCACTGAACGATGCGCCGGCGGGTGCGCTTCGCCCAGTCCTCGATGGACGTCTTCTGAAGCTCTGGGCTGATCTTCTCTTCTTTCCAGGTCGAGACCCGGATGTACCCGATGGCGGGTATCAGTTCGCCGAAGGTGTCGGCGGACGGCTGGACCGTAATTGTGGTCACTGTGCCTTCCGTTCGATCGGTCTGGTTGGACGCGGGCGCAGTGTGATCACGTTGCCCGCGACCTGCTCGGCAGTCGCCCGGTGACCGGGGTCGGGTGGGGCAGGGGCGTCGAGCAGGCCGCGCGCAACGTGGTCAAGGGCACGGTGGTAGCCGGCTCTGTCTGCTTCGGCGAGCTGGTGGGCAGTGACCGTGTGGGAGTTGTGCACAGTGCGCGTGATGATCAGCGGTACAGCCGTGAGTGTGAGGAATAGGCCGGCGCTGAAGAAGTCGTCGTCCCCGCCGAGCAATCCGACGACGCCCGCCGACAGGCCCACCACAAGCAGGGTGAAGACAAATACGGGCATGTAGCGGTGGGTCACTGTGCCTCCGTGCGCTAGTTCTCGGCGGCGTGTTCCTTGCCGCCGTTCTCGGCTCGTTGCTGTCGAAGGGTTTCGGTCATGGAGACGAACAGGCGGCGTGACTGCGGGTCGGTGATGCCTAGTTCGTCTGCGGCGGCCTCGGGCGTGAGGGGCGCGGGGCGTGGTGTGGTGCCTGCCTTGCGCACGCCGTCGAGTTCTTCACGGGTGAGTACGCCGGCGGCGACCAGCACCTCGGGTAGTGGGATGTCGAGGGCGTCGGCGAGCAGCCCCAGGACTCGTGTCTCTGTGGAGCCCTGTCCGCGGAGCATGCGGCTTACTGAGCCGGCGCCGATTCCGGAATCTTGGACGAAGCGACTTTGGCCGCCGCCCCTGGGGCGGAGGTCATAGCCGCGCCGTTCAAGCTGCTGACGCAGCCAGGTGGCGAACTGCGCGGGGCTGGCGGCTTGGTTCGCGCGTGGGAGGTTCGGTTGTTCCATGGATGGAACATATCGCGAGCGGACCGTACCACCAATGAGATCGCTTAACGATGTCCATAACATGCCTTAAAGGCACGGTTCACCCCCTCGATTCGTAACCCGCCGATCGAACTGGTGACCGATTGTGGCCAGGCGTGTGCCACATGTCAACAAACATTCCAGAAGGTCGATTTTGGACATCAAGGTCCGTCTCGACCGAACGAACCTGCTAACGTTCCATCCGTGGACGGAATAGTTCCGACCGCGGAAGGACGTTACTTATGTACGACCGCGCCACCCTCATATCCGCCGCCCGCGAGGCAGGCGACCGCAACCCCTCAGACACAGCGCGACGCTTGAAGGTTGCACGGAACACCGCATGGCGCCTCTGGCACGGACGCACCGCCCCAAGTGCCGCGCTGGCCGTGGCAGTTGAGCAGCACTACGGCGTATCCGCTGGTCAGCTCATGAAGCGGACCACGGCATGAACAACGTGATCCCCCGCGAGCAGGCCATACGCAACGCCCGCCGCGTCCTCGACGCCGCCCGGCACCGGCGCGACGCCGACCGTGCCGCCGGCCGCCTGTCCCCTGAGGTCGAACTCATCCTTCGGCGCCTCGAACGCCAGCAGCGCCAGCAGGCGCCGGCCGTCGAGTACCGCGCCGCCTGACAACGAAATGGGCCGCCCGGACTCGACCCGGACGGCCCGCCACGACCGCCGCTCAGAGAGGCACCGATCGTGAACAAGCCCCAGACTACCGCCCGTTCGTTACGCGCCGCCCTCGCCATACAGGGCGCCCGCACCGGCCGCCGCTTCCTTGCCCGCCGCGCCGTGATCGCCCGGCAGCTCGACGCCATCGCGCCCGGCACGGTCCACGTGCGGACCGTCCCCGTGCACACCGACCGCGACGGCGAGCGCCGCCTCGCGACGTGGGTTGTCCTCGACGACGCCCTCGGCCTTCCGATCCGGGCCGACCGGGACGCGCACCGCGCCGCCCGCGGCCTGCTGCGCCGGGCGTTCCCGGCCGCCGACTGGACGCGCCCCCTCGCCTATGACGCCGCCACCGGCGGCCTCGACTACGACGAGCCGACCATGCCCGAGGAGCTGACCAAGTGATCCGTCCCCAGCTCGCCGCCGACGGCCGCACGGTCCGTCTGCCGATCGCCGACCGCGTCGAGCCCCTGCTCGACGCCCTCGCCGTCGCCTACGCCGAGGCACCCGACGACCTCGGTGCCCTGCTCGTCCACCACGCCGAGAACGTCGCCGCTGTCGACCACGCGATCTATGGGCACGACGTGCCCGAGTACGAGCGGGCCATGCGCGCCGCCACCGCGGACGGGAGCCGCGAGGCCCTGCTCGCCGAGGCGGCCGTCGCTGGCCTCGACGACCTGCTCGACCCCGACTCGGCGATCAGCTTCGCCGACCGCATCACCCGACTCGCCGCTCATATCCGCCACCGCACGAACCGGAGCCCGCGCCCGTGACCGTCACCACCTTGCCCACCCGCCTCGCCGAGCAGCACGTCGCCCCGGCGCCGGTCGGCGCGCCGGAAGTTGTCTACGTTCCGGCCCCGGCCGGCACCCCCGCGGACGCCCCCCGTGTGTTCGCCGCGATCAGCGCCGTGATGCGCGACGCGATGCCCGTGGGGAAGAACCAGCGCAACGAGCAGCAGAACTACGCCTTCCGCGGCATCGATGACGTCATGTCGGCCATGGCCGGTCCGCTGCGGGCGCACGGGGTGTTCATCCTTCCGTCGATCGCCGAGCACGCGCAGCAGCGTGACGGGAAGATGACCCGAACCGTGATCACCATGCGGTACCGGGTATACGGACCGGCCGGTGACTGCCTGGTTGCCGACGTGCCGGGCGAGGCGTTCGACTACGCCGACAAGTCCACCAACAAGGCCCAGTCCGCCGCCCTCAAGTACCTGCTCTTCACGCTGTTCATGCTGCCTGTGGACGGCCGCAGCATCGACGACGGCGACCGTCACCACCCGGAGCCGACGCCCGAGCAGCGCACCGAGCAGCGGCAGCAGGGCCGCCGCCAGCAGAGTGGGCAGGGACAGCAGCAGCGCGGCCCGCGCCCGGCCCGACAGGCGGGTCCGCAGCAGGCGCCGGCCGGGCCGCGCCGCGACTACCTCGCCGAGGCCCAAGGGGCGCAGAGCGCCGAGGCGTTCGACAAGGTGCGTGCCGACGCCGTCGCCGCCGGGGCTCCGGAGGACTACCTCGCTCGCCTCGACCAGGTCGCCGCGCAGAAGCGGGCCGCCGCGCAGCCGGGCGAGCAGCGTCGGGGCCCGATCGCCGACGCCCCGCGCCGAGCGATGCAGTGGACCAAGGGCGCGCCGGCCGCCGAGCAGCCGGTCGACCAGGACCAGGAGAAGGCCGCCGCCCTGGGCGAGGTGTACGACGCCGCCCGCGCCGCCGGCCTCGCCGACCGGGCCGAGGCCGACGAGACGTTCGCCAACCGTCACCAGTGCCAGCCGGCCGAGGGCACCGTCGGGCAGCTGCGGGAGATGCGCGATGACCTGCTCGACGCCGCGAAGGGGGCGAGCGCATGAGTGCCGAGCAGCCGGTCGAGTCGTTGCGCGACCTCGCGATCGAAGAGGCCGCCCTCGACCTGCTCGCCGCCCGTGTTGCCGCCGCCAAGAAGGACGTCCGGGCCCGCACACAGAGGGCACTCGACGCCGCGGCGGCGCGCGACGGTGTCGAGCGGATCGCCGCCATCCTGCCCAGTGGCGAGCAGGTCGCCACGATCTCGCTCCGTAAGGGCGAGACGGGCCCGGTAGTCGTCGACGAGGAAGCCCTCGCTCTGTGGGTGCGCCGGACGTGGCCCGACCAGGAGTGGACCGAGACCCGCATCGTGCGGACCGTCAAGCCGTGGAAGCTTGCCGAGTTGGTCGCCGAGATGAAGGCCGTGAGCGCCGCGAAGGTCGCCGACAAGACGACCGGTGAAGTGCACGACGTGCCGGGCGTCGTCATCAAGCCCACCCGTGCCCGAACCCATGCCCTTACGTGGCGCGAGGGCGGGAAGGACGCGACGGCCGAGGCGTGGCGTACGGGTGCCCTCGCGCATCAGCTCGCCGCGATCACCGCGGGGGGTGCGGAATGACTGGTGCGACCGCCATCAGCGTGGACCACACGCGCCGTCTGCTCGACGCCCCACCGGTCGAGCCTGTACCCGAGCAACTCGCCGTGGTCGACGCACCCGCGCCGCCGGTGCCGCCGGCCGCGTCTGTCCCGGCCGGCCTCGCAGCGGCGTTCGCCAAGCGCACCCGCGAGACCGCCGACGGACACCTCGCGTGGACCAGTCGCCCGACCAAGGGCGGGGGCCGCTTCCGGCATCAGGGACGCGACTACACGGCGTTTCAGGCCGCGTTCATCCTGGGGCATGGCCGCCTGCCCATGGGCAGCGTCCGGCCGTCGTGCGGCGTGCCGACGTGCTGCTCGCCCGCCCATGTCGACGACCAGACGACCAGGCAGCGCGACCGTGCCGCCCTCGCCGCGATCACGGGAATGCAGCACCGGACACCGGCGTGCGACCACGACCAGGCCGCACACGGCCGGCACCGCGCCGACGGCCGCCGGTACTGCAACGCGTGCAACAACCCGCCGGCGGACGGTTGCGCCCACGGGAACCCGCGGTGCGGCGCACAACCTGTGCGCCCCTATCCCTGCGGGCCGCGCCGCGACGACCACCAACCGGCCCGCACCCGCCCCTACTCCACCGCCGCTTGACCGGCCCGGCAGCGAGGACGCGCTACCAACGCCCTCGCCGCCGGCGCCCCTTCCCAAGGAGCACCACCGCATGACGTGGTTCAAGGTCGACGACACCGCCCACGCGCACCCCAAGCTGTTGAAGGCCGGGAACGCCTCTCTCGGCCTGTGGGTCCGGGCAGGTGCGTACGCCGCCCAGCACCTCACCGAGGGAGTCATCCCCGGCGTGGTCGCCCAGCTGTACGGCACCGCACCCCAGGCCCGAAAGCTGGTCGCGTCCGGCCTGTGGCACGCGGCCGGCCACGACTGCACCCGGTGCAAGCAGCCGCCCGCCGGCGACTACGTGATGCACGACTTCCTGACCTACAACCCGACCCGCGCACGCGTCGAGGACGACCGAGCCAAGGCCGCCGACCGGCAGCAGCGAGCCCGCGAGAAGGCCGCCGCTCAGCGGAACCAGGAGCGAAATCCCATCGATTCGTCTGCGAATCGTCCGCGAAACGACGACGAATCGTCGGCCGAAAATCACGAAAGCTCCGCGAATCAGATCGAGTTTCCGGAAGACATCGCAGGTCAGGGCGCCCCGTCACAGCGTGACGGTATGGACCCGTCACGGTCCCCCCGACCCGACCCGTCCCGTCCCTCTGTACCTCCTACGGAGGTACAGCAAGCTAGCTACAGCTCGACGCCCGCCGTGCCCCCAAACCTGACGCCGTTGCGCGACGCGCTCACCGCGGCCGGCGTCGTCGTCGAGTGGTCCCTCGCCGAGGCCGAGTGGTTCCGCCTCGAAGCGATCGTGAAGCGCACCGCCGTGCCCGCCCTGGTCGACCACGCCCGCGAGCAGTGGCGCCACGCCCGCAGCCGACCCCGCAGCGTGCGCTACTTCCTGCCCGGCTGGACCGCGCTCCCCCCGGTGGCCGCCGGCGCCCCGACCTCGCCCGGTGCCGACGTGATCCCTCTCGACGCCGCCCGCCCCGGCCGCGTCGCCCGCGCCGTCGACCTGTTCGCCGCCGCACTCAACTCGCCGAAGGAGACCGCCCGATGACCCGCGAACAAGTCGCCGCCCTGCTCGCCTACGCCGTGCGCCTCGACCCGCGCAGCGCGCCCACCGACCAGGCCGCCGCCGGCGAAACCCTCGACAGTTGGGCAGACCTGCTGTCCGACGTGCCGCCGACCGCCCCGCACCCCAACGGGCAGCACTGGGACGCCGCACAGGTCGTCCGCCACCACATCGCGACCAGCCCCTACCCGATCAAGCCGTCGGATGTGTCCCGTCCGTGGTGGGACTTCCACCGCGACGTCATTGACCGCCACCACGACCCGGTGCCCGCCGTCGACCCGGACGACGCCGCGGCGTACCGCGCCGCGCTGGCCGCCGGCCGGCACGCCGTCGCCACCGGCGCCGCCCCGGCCGCCACGTTCCGCGAGTTGACCGGCGGCACCCGCGAGGAGCGCGACCAGGCCGCCGCCGAACGCCTCGCCGCCCTCGGCGACTACGTGCCCAGGACCGTGCGCGATGCCCTCGCCCCGTACCGGCCACGCCAGGCCGAGCGGGAACGCCTCGCCATCGAGGGACTGCCCGACGCACTCGACGTGCCGTGCCCCTACGACCAGTGCCGCGCCGCCGTCGGTGCCCCGTGCGTCAACTACCGCCGCATCCCTCGCCGCGACGCGCACCCGACCCGCCTCGACCGCGCCACCGCCCGTCACTACGCACCCCAGGAGCCGGCCGCATGATTCCCGCCGCCGCCCGCGCCGCCGTGCGCGCCGCCGTCGAGGAAACCCTCGGCGCCGCCGATACGCGCGCCAGGGACATGGCCGAGCAGGTCGTCGAGGAACTGACCGCCGCGGGATGGACGATCACCCTCGACGACGCCGAGAACGACCGCCCAGCAGCCGCGTAGCGCCTCGCCAGGGGGGGCGGGAATCGAACAGCCTGCGCCGCCCCTTTTGCGCTATCTTCCATCCGTGGATGGCTTGGGCCACCCACGGAAAGAACATTGGGAACGACCTATATCCAGCAGGAGGTACGTCCATGGGCCAGCCCATTCCAACCGAGCGGTTCACCGCTAAGGTGCGCACCTCCGGCCCCTGGTCACTCCGCCGGCACTGCCCCGGCCCCTGCCACCTGTGGACCGGCGCCACCAACGAGCGCGGCTACGGCGCCTTTTGGATCGAGGGCCGCACCGTCAAGGCCCACCGCTACGCCTACGAGCAGCACGTCGGCCCCATACCCGCCGGCCTCGAAATCGACCACCGGTGCCGCCGCCGCGAATGCGTCAACCCGGCCCACCTCGACGCCGTCACGCACCGCGTGAACATCCTCCGCTCGACGAACCACGTCGCCGCCCGCGCCGCCGTCACGCACTGCCCCGCCGGCCACGCGTACGACCAGGCGAACACCATCCGCGCGAAGAACGGAACGAGGAAGTGCCGGGCGTGCAAGAACGCCGCCGCCCGCACAGCACGCGCCCGTGCCCGCGAGAACCGCCTCGCCGCCGTCGAGCCCATCCGACCCCGTACCGCCCCCACCCTCGAAAGGGCCGCATAGCCATGAGTGGCGAGACCACCATCACCATGACCGGCAACGTCGTTGCCGACCCCGAACTGAGGTTCACCCCCAGCGGCGCCGCCGTCTGCAACTTCCGCATGGCCAACACCCCCCGGAAGTTCAACCGGCAGACCAACGAATGGGAGGACGGCGAGCCCCTGTTCCTCGCCGTCGCCGTGTGGCGCCAGCAGGCCGAGCACGTCGCCGAATCCATCACCCGCGGCATGCGCGTCATCGTCACCGGCCGACTCACCCAGCGCCAATACGAAGACCGCGAAGGCAAGACCCGGTCCTCGTACGAGATCCAGGCCGACGAGGTCGCCCCCTCTCTGCTCCGCGCCACCGCCACCGTCACCAAGGCCAACGGCAACAACGGCGGCGCCCAGCAGCCCCAGGAACGCCCCTACAGCCAGCCCCAGGCCGACCAGTGGTCGACCCAGTTCAGCGACCAGCCGCCGCCGTTCTAGACCGTCCGCGCGACCGGTCGCAGGCCGGCCCGCGCGCAGGAACACCCCTTCCCACCCACACGACCCGAACGGACACACCATGACCGAGCAGTGCCGCACCGCCGAGTCCGCCCACGGCCGCCAGTGCCTCGACGGCGAAGGACACGATGGCGAGCACGACTATGAGCGCACCGCGGCGACCGAGTCTGCTCCGGCCGCCGAGGCGCCGACGCTCGCCGCGATCATCAGCGCCAACGTCCGCGTGCTGCGCCGGCGCCACCGCTGGACTCAGGCCGAGGCCGGCCAGCACTGGGGCGAGATCACCGGCCGGCCGATGAACGCCGCCACGTGGAGCGTCGCCGAGCGCGCCGGGGGCCGAGCGTGGGCCGCCGACGATCTCGCCGTCGCCGCCGCCCTGTTCGGCCTCTCCCCCGCCGGCCTGCTCACCCCGATCGGCGCCTGTGAGCAGTGCGGCGACCAGCCGCCGGCCGGCTTCATCTGCTCGACGTGCGGCACCGAGGCCCCACGCAAGGCGTAGCCAGCCGCCCCAAGGCCCCACCAACGACGCGGTGTTCACCGTCACCACCGTGAGCACCGCGTCGCCCCCGCCCCGCACCGACAGGAGCCCCCCTTGACCAGCGCCCCCGCACCCCACCGTCCGGCCGGCCTCGACGCCCTGCTCGACCACATCACCGCCCAACTCGACCCCGAGCAGCCGCCGGCCGCCGACTGGGTCGCCGACGTGCGCGCCGCCCTCGCGTTCAACGCGGCCGAGCCCGACACCGCCCTCGCGACGCTGCGCGACGTCCTACTCGACGACGCCCCGCGCACCCCCGAGCAGGCCCTCGCCGCCGCCTACGTCCTGCTCGCCGCCCACACCCGCAACCTCGCCGCACTCGCCAAGCAGCACGCCGACGACTACCGCGCCGAGCACGGCGTCACACGCAGCACCCGCGGCTCGATCACCGGCATGCGCAGCGTGCATCGGATGCTCGACAAGCACGCCGCGCGCCTCGACGAGCGGGCCCAGCGATGAGCCGCCGCACCGACCGCGCCGCCGCCCGCACCGCACGCCGCGACTCCCTGCTCGTACTGCTCTCCCGCGCCCAGCGGGGCGTAGTGCTCACCGCGGCCGAGGCCGCCCTACTGCGCGCCCACGTCGAGGCCGAGGTCGCCGACGCCGACCGGTACCGGCGCGAGGCCGGCGGACAACAGGCCGCCGTCCGACGCGAGCAGCAGCGCACCCGCGCCGCCGAGGCCGCCATCGAGGAGGCCGAGCAGCGCGCCGCCGAGGCCGAGCAGCAACTCGCCGCCCTCGCCCAGCACTGAGCACCAGGAGCAGCCACCATGACAACCACCGCCCCCACCTCGCCGCGCGCCCACCGCGCCGCCGTCGACCTCGCCGCCGTCCGTGAGGCGTGGGGCGACCTGCTCGCCGCCATCGAACGCCGGCCGGCCGCCGAGTGGCCGCCGCGCGAGGCCCGCGGATTCCTCGACCAGCTCGCCGCCGACGAGCACCACGTCGAGGACGACGCCGTACCGGCCGAGCCCACCTTCGGCCGGCTCCCCCTGGTGCTGCGCGAGCACCCCGCCCCGCTCAACCTGTCCGCCCTCGACGCCGCGATCGAAGTCGAGCGCGCCCTGTTCGACCTCGCCGACCAGGTCGCCGAGCAGGTACAGCGACCCATCCGGACGACCCGCGACGCTCACGGCCACATCACCACCGACCAGGCCGACGCCGCCGACCCCGCCCGCTGGCGCTACCAGGCCCCAACCTCCCCCGGCAGCAGGGCTTTCGGTCTGCACTGGGCCGCCGTGTGGATCGAGGGGCGCGCCGAAGACGAGCCGCACGGCGATCTGTTCGCACCGACGCCGCCGCGACTGCTCGACCAGATCGCCGACACCGCGCACCGGGCGCGGCGGGCCGTCGAGCGGACCCTCGGCCGCGACCGGACGACTGCCCTCGACGACCCGTGCCCCTGGTGCGCCGGGCAGCTCGCCGGCCACACCCGGCCGGACGGCGAACCGGTCGTGACCTGCTCGACTGGCGAAGCATGCGCCGCCCCCGTCGACCTCGCCGGCCGTCGGCGGGTGTGGCGGGGCGTCGACCTGGTCGGCCTGTGGGTGGCCCTCGACGGGCGCCGACGGGGTGCCGCCGCGTAGCAGCGTCCAGCCGAACATCCCATGGGGGTACCGCAGTTGAGCGGTGCCCCCTTTTGTGATCCAGCTTGTCAAACCACTTGTGAAGCAACATGACAAGTGGCTACAGTGGGGACCACGCCGGACCTCACCCGGCACCCACCAACCCAAGGGAGCAACCCCCGATGAACACGCGAATCACCAAGACCACCGAGGAATCCGTCGACAGCCTGACGTTCACCGAGCAGGCCGGCGTCAGGTACGCCGTGATCGGCAAGGGCAAGCGCGTGCACTACTCGCCGAGCAACGACGACGGCCTTTGTGGTCGCGCCATCACTGCGTACCTTGACGTCGAGGACGCCGCCGCCCTGTTCGACAAGGGATACGAGCTGTGCGCGACCTGCCACCGCGCCGCCGAGAAGCGCGCCGAGGCCCGCCGCCTCGCCGACGCCTCCCCCCTCGCCGCCGCTGCCGTCCAGGTTGCCGAGACCGTCGAGGCCGTCGACGCCGAGGCCGAAGCCACCGCCCGGAAGCTCACGCCCAAGATGCGCGCCGTTCTGCCCGCCGTCGCTGCCGCCGGATCTTGGCCCACTACCGCCGGGCTCGCTGAACTGCCCAAGGGCGTAACACACCCGAGCCTCCAAGCTCTGATCCGGCGCGACCTAGTGGAGAAGTTCGAGACCGGCGAGACCGGCGAGACCGGCACCAACTTCCAAGGTCAGCCGTACAAGGCCAAGCGCTACCGCATCTCCCCCAAGGGGCAGGCAGCACTCCACGTACTCACCGACACCCGCGAGGCCACCGCCGAGGTCGACCAGCTTGCCGACGACGTTGCTACCTGTGGCGTCGAGGTTGACGCCCTTACCGAGCGGCGCGTCGTCGAGGGCGTTGTCGTTGCGCACGCCGGCACGGCCGAGGGCAGCACGCCGAGCAACGCCTCGCACCCCGACGTCACCGCCGCCCGCGCCGCCCTCGACGGCACGTGGCGCGGCGGCTGGATCGCCAACACGCCCCCGGCCGACACCGTGCTGTTCGACCTCGGCCCGGACGTCGAACAAGGCGCGCTGTTCGCCTAACCCCCGCGCCGAGTAGGCACCCCCGACCGGCCCACCCTCAACCGAGGGCGGGCCCCGACCCACACCGACAGGAACAACACCACGTGACCACCAACGATCCACCCGAAAGCCCGGCCGAGCAGGGCAAGGCCCTCGCCAAACACAACCGCCGCGCAACAGCCCGGCAGGGACTCCAGCCCACCCCGGCAACGCAGCGATTCACCGAGGCGATGCTCGCGATCTTCAACGAGTTCGAGCACAACCGCCGCGCCGAGATCATCGCGGCCGGCGGCGACCCCGCCGACGACCGCGACCCGCTCGAATACGTGCGCGTGATCGCCGAGCAGTACGAGCGCCACCAAGACCCCCAAGAGCGTCAGGCGTTCATCAACAGCGTGGCTGACGACCTCGACCTCGACGACGTGCGTGCACTGCGCGTCGCCGGCGAGGCTGCCGTCGCTGCCACACCCGAACTGATCATGCGCAACGTAGGCCGCGGCATGAAGCCACCGCAGATCGCCGAGGAAATCGGCCTCACGCCCTCACGCGTGTACGACCTCATCCGCAAGGAGCGGCAGCGGGCCGCCCACGAAAAGAACACGATCACTGCGGCCGAGCCATCCGCCGACGAAGATCGCGCCAGCACTCACGACGACGCTGCCGGCCGCCGCCGTTGGGCGCGGGAGTACCGCAGGCAGCAAAACGGCGACACTCCGTAGCTCAGACAGCAGCGCGGGCCCGGTCCGGCGACCTCACCGCCATACGGGCCCGACTAACCAGATGGGAGCAACCCCCACATGGCCACCACCCACCCTACCGAGCGGCCGAACGCCGGCTCGAACCTCCCGCCCGCCGTCGGCCGCCCCTTGTCCGTGCGCATCCTCGACGAGGGCATGTACGACGATCTGCGCGTGATCATGCAGACCGGCTGCGACGCCTCCACCGCCGTCCGACAAGCGCTGCTCATCCTGGCGAACGTGTACTACGAGACGTGGGCCCGCGGGCACTACCCGGCCGGCGTCGCCCCCGTGATCACCGGGGCGACCATGGAGCCGTACCGGGCCGTCCGACAGGCTGACCAGGCCGTATGACGCAAGCGCGCCCCCCTGTATGACACGGCGGGGCGCGCCGTACGACCGGTCGAGCAGGGCGTCGCACGCACGCGTGCGGAACACGGTCGGGTGAATCCGGTCCGTCCGACGAACCGCCGGGGCGCGTCCGGCGTGCCCATCACCATGACTGACACCGCACCATGGGCCGGCCCCGGAATCGTCCGCGTAGACATCACCGCCGCCGACCGCGCCACGGCCCGCGTCGCCGCCGCCCGCATCGCTGCCCTGTGGGAGTCGACGGGCGGCGAGCGTGGCCAACTCGCCGAGGACGCGACCAGCGCCAGCCTGTACGCCAACATCACCCGACCGCCCGTGCCGCGCCGGACGCTCGCGGTTCGCCGGCCGCACGTGCGGATGCCCGTTGCGCGCCGTTACCGATCCGTGATCTAATCGGCGGCGTCTCCGGCATGCCCGGAAGCAGCCACCCCGAACGCCCCGTCGTCTCCCCCGCGACGGGGCGTTCGCTTGTGCCCGTACAACCATTCACGGAGCGCACACGTCTCCACCACGGATTGCACACCAACCGTGGGGGGACCACCCGTGAAGAACCGCGCCACCGCCGCCCTTACTGTCGTCGCCGCGCTTGCAGCACTCACCGCATGCAACAACAGCGACGCCACCCCAACCAAGAGCGCGAGCAAGCCCACCACCGACCGCCTCACCGCTATGAGCGTCGCGAAGCAGCTCGCGGAGGCCACCGGTGTCACGACCCTCGGAAACCCCACCGACAACACCGCCTCATGCTCGAACAAGGCGATCGGGAAGACGCCGAGCAAGAACGACTGCGCGCAGCTCATCACCACCAACACCGTCAGCGTGTACGAGTTCGAGTCGCCCGCAGTATCGGCTCACTGGATCAAGACCATGAAGGGGTGGCAGCAGGCCGACCGCTTCGCCCTCGGATACTCCGCACGCAACCAGTCGGCCACGTCGAACGAGCGGCGCGCCGAGCTGCTGTCGCACCTCAAGAAGTTGGTTGCGGCCGAGAATTAGCGCACCCTGCCCCGGCCCGGTTGCCCAACGGCGCCGGGCCGTTCGCATGCCCGGGAGGTGACCGTGCCCGACCCGATCACCGACCAAGACCGCGAGCAGGTTCGCCGCCTGCACGCCGCCGGTCAGTCCCGGAACGCCATCGCACGCGCCATTGGGCGCAGCAGCTCGACCGTGTCGAAGATCGCCCGCGATGAAGGGCTTCGGTTCGAGGGAGGGGCGCGGGTTGCTCCGGCCACCGCAGCACGGCAGCTTGACCTCGCCGAGCAGCGCCGGCAGCTTGTCGGCCGCCTGTACGTCCGTGCCTCCGCCAACCTCGACCGCGTCGAGGCTCCGACCTATACCCGCGCCGAGCTGCTGCCGAACGGCCGCACCGTCCGCGTGATCTCCGACGAGCCGCCCGCCCAGGATGAGCGCCACCACTCCCAAGCGATCAGCTCATACCTGACGAGCGCCGCGCGGCTCGCGGAGATCGACGCCGGCACCGGTACGGGCGAGGTCCGTTCCATGCTCACCGACCTTGCCCGCGGCCTGCGCGCCGCGTTCGCCGACGCCGACCAGGCCGAGACGGACCACGTGGCCGACACCGGGGGGTGAGCCTGTGCTCGACTCCCTACCGCTGTCCCGGAAACAGCTCCAGTCCATCGCGCAGGCCACCGCCCGTATCTGCCTGTGGCACGGTGCGGTGCGCTCCGGCAAGACCGTCGCTTCGCTGCTGGCGTTCATCCTGGCCGTGGCCGAGGCGCCCGCATCGGGACTGATCGTGATCTGCGGCCGGTCGCTCCAGACCATCGAACGCAACTGCCTCGAACCCCTCGCCGACGAAGCGCTGTTCGGGCCCGCCGCCCGGCAGGTACGGCACACCCGCGGCGCGACCACGGCCGTCATCCTCGGCCGCACCGTGCACCTGATCGGCGCGGCCGACGCCCGCGCCGAGGGCCGCCTGCGCGGCCTGACTGCATGCCTTGCGTACGCCGACGAGGCGACGCTGCTCCCCGAAGGGTTCTGGACGCAGCTCCTTGCCCGCCTGTCCGTCCCCGGAGCCCGCCTGCTCGCCACCACGAACCCCGACTCACCGCGCCACTGGTTGAAGGTTAGCTACCTCGACCGTGCCGCCGAACTGAACTTGAGAGCCTGGCACTTCCGCCTGTCCGACAACCCGAGCTTGTCATCCGTCTACGTCGCCGACCTCGCCGCCGAGTACGTCGGCCTTTGGAAACGTCGCATGATTGACGGCGCGTGGGTTGTCGCCGAGGGCGCCATCTACGACATGTGGGACGAGCAGCGACACGTCGTCACCGAACTCCCCGACATGCGGCGGTACTGGTGCGGAATCGACTACGGCACCACCAACCCGTTCGCCGGGGTCCTGCTCGGCGAAGGAGTCGACGGCCGGCTGTACGTCGCCGCGGAGTGGCGACACGACTCCCGCGCCACGCACCGCAGCATGACTGACGCGCAGTACAGCGCCGCCGTCCGGACGTGGCTCGACGACCTCGGCATTACGCCAGAGTGGACGTTCATCGACCCGAGCGCAGCGTCGTTCTCAACGCAGATGTGGCAGGACGGACACCCCGGCCTCGCCCGCGCCTCGAACGCCGTCGCCGACGGCATCCGGTCCGTGTCGAGCCTGCTCGCCGCCGGCCGTCTGCTCGTACACCAGTCGTGCGAGGGACTGCTGGCCGAACTGCCCGGCTACAGCTGGGATCCGAAAGCTACCGAGCGCGGCGTTGACGCACCGCTGAAGGTCGACGACCACAGCACCGATGCGCTGCGCTACGCCGTCCACTCAACGGCGCACGAGTGGCGCCCCCTGCTCACCAATACAGACGGCTTTGCGGGACCTTGATCGTCCGCCCCGCATCCCACCTCCACAGAATCCAAGTGGCCTTGAGCCAGCCGATCGCAAAAACGATGGAAAACAGGAAGGCAAGGGCCACGAACACCTTCGCGATTGCGATTACCTCAACAACCCCCAACACGCCGAAAACTGCCACAAACACCCCCATAACCAGACAGAAGCGCCGCCGCCAACGCGTGAACTTCACATACTGGAAAGTGTGGCGCTGGTCTTTGTCGCGCTGGACTTCCTCCTCTTCGAGGATGCGGCGCTGACGCTCTTCCCAACGACGCTGTGTCTCCGTCATTGGCGCAGCCGATGAGTTGATCACCACGTCGCGCATGGAACCGGACTGCACGACGGGCCCCTTGGCGTTGCCACTCATCTCATTGCGCACATAAGGCCGTTCAGTCATGTCATGGAAGATACGACGCTTCCGCAAGTGATCACCATTGGAGGGCCCCATGCCCCTGCCGGAGATCGGCGCACCTTGGCCGCCCCCGCAGTGGGCGCCGTACTACCGCGCGATGCGCGTCGATGACGCGTGGTACAGCGGCGACCGACGGCGCCTGGCCCGCACCTACACCCACCACCCGCAGCGGGCAGAGCGCCGCCGCCTGTGGGGTCGACGGTCGGTCGAGCACCACGTCGACCGTCGCGACAACCGGCTACACATACCGCTCGCCGGCGACATCGCGTCGACCTCGGCCGACCTGCTGTTCGCAGACATGCCGGCGATCACCGTCGAGGACGCCGCCACGCAAGCGCGCCTTGAGCAGCTGCTCGACGAAGGCCGCGCGCAACAGGTGTTCCTGGGCGCCGCCGAGCAGGCCGCCGCCCTGTCCGGTGTCTTCCTCCGAGCCACGTGGGACCGCGAATTGGCCGACCGGCCGCTGTTGACCGTCATGCAGCCGGACGGGGCCGTGCCCGAATTCCGGTTCGGCATGCTGCGCGCCGTGAACTTCTGGCGCGAGCTGGACGGCTCGACCGAGTCGACCGTGTGGCGCCATTTCGAGCGCCACGAATCCGGCCGCATCGTGCACGCCCTGTACGAGGGCACCGTCGGCACCGTCGGACGGCGGGTTCCGCTCACCGAGCACGCCGACACCACCGACCTGGTCGACTCCCTCGACCCCGAGGGCGACGGCGACACCATCGCGACCGGAATTCGTGACCTCACGGCCGCGTACGTCCCCAACATGCTGCCGAACCGGCTGCACCGCGGAGCGCCGATCGGGCGCAGCGACTACGCCGCCCCGATACATGACCTGTTCGACTCCCTCGACGAGACGTGGACGAGTTGGATGCGCGACATTCGCCTCGCTCGCGCACGGCTCATCGTGCCGGACGGCTACATGCGCAACGACGGCCCCGGCCAGGGAGCGTCATGGGACGACGACCGCGAGGTCTGGCACAGCCTGAGAATCCCGCCGACCGACGGGGCCGGCGGTATCACCCTGGCTCAGTTCGCTATCCGGGTCGAGGAGCACAGTCGCACGGCCGAGGCGATCACACGGCAGGCTGCGCAGGCCGCCGGATACAGCGCGCAGTCGTTCGGCCTCGACGGTGACGGGCAGCCCGCCACCGCGACCGAGGTCGACAGCCGCGATGCCCGTTCCATGGTGACCCGCCGGAAGAAGGCCGGTTACTGGCGGCACGCGGTCGCCGACATGTGCCATGTCCTGTTGCAGTTGGACGCCGTGCAGTTCGGGCAGCAGCACGTTCCCGCACGTCCCCGTGTGGAGTTCGGCGACGGGGTGGCCGAGTCGCAGCAGGCCACCGCGACCACGCTCGACCTGCTCAACCGTGCCGGCGCCGTCAGCACCGCGACGAAGGTGAAGATCCTCAACCCCGGATGGGACGACACCGCGGTACAGGCCGAGGTCGACGCGATCCTCGCCGAGACAGGGGCAGTGGCCCCCGATCCGGTTACAGGCTTTCCCCTCTAACGTTTTCGCCCTGCGCGAACAAGGCGCGAACCCTAATGGCTTTTCAGTAAACAGGTAGCCATGCCACGACGGTTACGACGTCCAGTTCCCCGAATTCCCCTACAAACTCACAATCGCCGCATCGAGAAAGCAATAGAAAGGAAGTCGGCGGAAGAGAAGAGAATCGCCACACGGCGAGAGAAGGTGAACACAACCCTCTCGGTCCTAGCTAACCTTTTCGCCATTCCCGCCCTTATTATCGGCCTTCTCACTTACGCAGATCAGCGTGAAAGCGGAGAGATTAACGCCAAAAAGGAAGCCGGTAGGGTTAATTTTTGGCGTGACGCATCGACTACGGACGGCTCCAGTCGGCCTTCTACGACTCTGGTGGTTGAGAACCGCAGCCTAACCTCTGCCGAGCATGCGGTAGTCGTAACGAAAACTGCACCCAGCGGCGTCTACGACTATTTCGATTTCTCCCTGGTGCCGCCATGCACTAGGGAAACCTACGACCTTGGCGACAACGGCAAGCGCCTCGACACCCTCGAACAGATGGGGGAGCTTGAACTGTACTTCCAAGACCCGGCCGGGCAGCTTTGGAAATCGGGAAACGGTGCCGTGACGCAAGCCCACAGCCTCCCCGAATTGGGCGACGATTACGCAATAAAATGGAAGCTGAGTAACAAATTCATGCCCCTTGAGGCGTGCGGCTAAATCATCGGGGGTGGTTATGCCGATTCACCCCGGCATGGTGGAACCCCTCGCCGCACGTACCCGGGACTTGTATGCCGCGGCCGAGGAACGGCTACTGGGCATCATCGCGCGGCAGCTCGCCGACGGCCTCGACGCACCCGGTTGGGTCGAGCGGAAGCTCGCCGCCGTCCAGGCCGTGCGCCGCGCCTCACAGGCCGTTGTCGACGAACTCGGTAAGGCCGTGAGCCTCGACGTGTTCGAGGCCGTCGTCGACGCGTACAACACCGGGCACCGCGCCGCCGTCGCCGAGCTGGGCGCCCTGCCGGACGACGCCCACCGCCTGGTCGACGACGTCACCCCGCAGGCGCAGGCCGTCGACCGCCTCGCACAGGAGACCGTCGACCTGCTCACCGACCGGCACCGCTCGATCCTGCGGGCCGTCGAGGACGGGTACCGCGGCGTCGTCGCCGAGGTCACCGCGACGCCGCTACTGGGCACTGGCACCCGCCGGCAGGCAACACAGGATGCCATGCGCCGGTTCGCCGACCAGGGCATCACCTCGTTCCGCGACCGCGCGGGGCGACGGTGGCAGCTCACCTCCTACGCGGAAATGGCGGTGCGCACCAGCGTGGGCCGCGCCGCGACCGAGGCGCACATGCGCACGCTCACCGAGGCCGGGGTCGACCTGGTTATCGTGTCCAGCTCGCCCCGCGAGTGCCCGTTGTGCCGCCCCTGGGAACGCAAGGTGTTGACCGTGGGCGGGCCGGACGGCGAGCGCACCGTCGAGGCCGAGCACGCGACCGAGGACGGCCGCATGATCCGGGTGAACGTGGCCGGATCGCTCGACGAGGCCCGCCGCGCCGGATTGCAGCACCCGAACTGTAGGCACTCCGTGAGCGCCTACACCCCCGGCATCACGCCCGTGGACGTCGTCGAGAGCGACCCTGCCGGCTACGAGGCCGGCCAGCGACAGCGGGAGATCGAGCGCGGCATCAGGAAGTGGAAGAACCGTGAGGCAGCCGCCGTCACGCCCGAGGCGCAGCGCGCCGCCCGCGCCAAGGTCAGACAGTGGCAAGGCGCCATGCGCGACCACCTCGCCGCCCACCCAGACCTACGGCGGTTGCGCCACCGTGAGCAGCCGGGCGCCTCGAACCTCCCCGCCCCGCGCACCGAGGCGACGCCTCAGCAACTCGACGCCGCCCGCGTGTGGTCCGGCGACGATCGGTCGGTACGGGAGATGCACGACGACCAGCTCGCCGGCGCCCATGGCTCCGGCCTGCTCGACGACCGCGCCCACGCCCGGGTCGAGGCCGAGGCCGACCGCCGCGACCTCGACGACCTGCTCGCCCGCGTCCGCCCCGGCGGACGCCTCGCCGACGACCTGCTCGCGTTCAGCGACCACGACCTCGCCCAGGCGTTCCGTCACCTCGACGACGGCGACACGCTGCGCGTCCTGGCGGAGATCTCCCGCCGCGACCGCACCGGCCGTCTGCCGGACACGCGTCGCGATCTGGCCGGCCTGTCCGAGCATGACCTCGCCACCCGGGCCCGGCACGCCAGCCCGGAGGACCGCGCCGACCTCGCCGCCGAGGCGCACCGGCGCGACATGCTCGCGACGTACTTCCCCGGCGGACGCCTCGCCGATGACCTCGCAGGCGTGGGCGACGACGCCCTCGCCTGGTGCATGCAGTACGCCGACGAATCCGAACTCATGCGGATCGCCGCCGAGATGGACCGGCGCGACGGCGTCGACCTTCCGCCGCCGGCCGCCACCGGGAACGCGGTCGACGACCTGCTCGCCGACCGCGACGCCCTCGCCGACGCCATGGGCACCGCCCCCGACCCGGAAGGGTGGGGCGCCCTCGCCGATGACGCGTCATGGGCCGAGGAGTTGGCCGCGACCATCGCGGCCGACGCCGCCCGCGGAGTAGCCGAGGAGACCGCCCGCACGGTCACCCGAGCCGAGGCACGCGCCCTGTACGAGGAGTACGTCTACCGGCAGTACCTCGACGCTGAGGACGCCTGTAACGGCTACCTTCTCAACACCCGGGCACGCGCCGCAGGCATCAACCCGGTTGAACTATTCAGCGGGCCGGCCCGCATCGCATACGCTCGTGCCTCAGAAGAGCTACGCCAGTGGTGGGCCGCCAACGGCCGCATGACACAGGCCGAGTTCATCGAGAAGGCGACCGGCCGCGAGCAGCGTTGGGCCGCCGGCGCCCGCAAGAACGAATCCGACCACCAGAACAAGCGGTAGGGGGAGCGATGGGGACGCGCGAGGACATCGTCAGGGCCGTCACAGACGGTGCTGCGGCCGGGCGCCGCGGCGACGACGTGCGCACCTGCCCATACCCGCGTGACTCCCTGCTGCGGACGGCATGGGTCAAGGGGTACGCCAAAGAGCGCCCGGCGACCGCCACCCGGTAGCCACCACTCACCCACCACACCCCAGGGGCCCGCCATGGCGGGCCCTTTTCGTATGCCCGAACATGCCCGCCAGGAGCGGGCCGACGCACCAGGAGTGCACACCATGAGCGACACCGGCACACCGCAGGCCGCCCCGATGAGCGAGGGCGAGACCGGCCCGGCCGACACCACCGAACCCACCTCTCCCCCGACCTCGCCGCCGGCGGCCGCGCCCCAGGGCGAGGACGCCGCGGCGACGATCACGCGCCTTGAGCAGCAGCTCGCCGCCGCCCGCCGGGACGCGGGCAAGCAGCGCGTGACCGCGAAGCAGGCCGCAGCCGACGAGGCCCGCGCCGAACTGGCACAGCAGATCGGCCGCGCCCTGGGCCTGGTTCAGGACGACACCCCGCCGGACCCGGCCGCGCTCACGCAGCAGCTCGCCGACGAGCAGCAGCGGGCCCGACAGACCGCCGTCGAGCTTGCCGTGTACCGCACGGCGCGCGAGGCCGGCGGCGACCCCGACGCCCTACTCGACTCCCGGACTTTCGCCGCCGCCGTCGCCGACCTCGACCCGGCCGACGTCGCCGCGGTGCGCGCCGCCGTCGAGGCCGCCGTCGCCGCGAACCCCAAGCTCGCCGTCCAGCGGCCGGCCGGACCAGCGCGGGCCGGCACTGAGTTCGCCGGGCCCCCGTCCCAGGGCGTCACCCCCGCCCAGTTCGCCGCCATGGACTACGCCCAGCGCGCCGAGCTGTTCCAGTCCGACCCCGACACCTACCGGCGCCTCGCCGCCGGGTCCTAGCCCCGGCGCCCGCCGCCGGGCAACACCAACCGCCCGGCGCTGCGCCGGAGAAGAGGAGCACCGCCATGGCTGAGACCAAGGCATCGAACCTGATCGTCCCCGAAGTGTGGGCCGACATGGCGCAGGGCGTATTCCGCGGCGCCGTGCGCGTCGCCGGATCGTCCGCCGTGAAGTCCGACGACACCCTCGCCGGGCAGCCCGGCGACACCATCAACTTCCCCAAGTGGGGCACGCTCGGGGACCTCGACGAACTGACCGAGGCTGTGCCCATGGGCACCGCCGTCATGGGCCAGACCTCCAGCCACGCCACGATCCGTGAAGTGGGCAAGGCAGTCGAGATCACCGACACGGCCATGCTGACCGCCCTCGGCGACCCCCGCGGCGAGGCACAACGGCAGTTCGGCATCCTGGCCGCCCGCAAGGTCGACGGCGACCTCATCACCCAGGCACAGGCCGACGAGACCAGCCAGGGCGGCGGCCGGCCGTACACGTTCACCACCGCGGCCGGCGCCGAATTCACGTGGAAGGACGCCATCGTTCCCGCCCTGGCCAGCTTCGGCGACGAGTTCGAGCCGGACCAGTTCGCCGGACTTTTCATCAACTCCGCGCAGATGGCGCAGATCTTCACCGACACCCAGTTCATCAACGCCGCCACCCTCGGCGCCTCGACGCCGGTCACCACCGGGCAGGTTGGCGCCATCGCGGGCATGCCCGTGATCATCACCGACCGAGTCGCGGCCGGAACGTTCCTCCTGCTGAAGCAAGGGTCTCTCGGCCTGCTGTACAAGCGCCGCCCGGTGGTGGAGACGGACCGCGACATTCTCAAGCGGACCACCGTGATCACCACCAACGTCCATTACGCCGTGAAGCGGCTGAACGACCGCGGCGTGTGCGTCGGCACCCTTAAGCCCGGGGGCGCGTGATGATGCTGCGCCGCCACCATCCGACGCCCACCACGGACGAGACCGAACCCGACGCCCCGCCGGCCGCCAAGCCCGCGGGGCGTTCGCGTTCCCGCAGCAAGGAGGCGTGACCCCGTGGCCGGTCGCGTCTACGCCACCCCCGAACAACTCGCGGCGTGGACCGGCCAGCCGGCCCCGGCCGACGCCGACCGCCTGCTCGCCCGAGCGTCCGAGGACGTCGACGACGCCCTACTCACCGCCGTGTACCGGACCGACGCCACAGGCATGCCGACCGATCGGGAAGTCGAGGATGCCCTCGCCGACGCTGTGTGCGCTCAGGTCGAGTACCACGTCGCCACAGGCGACGACGGCACCGGCGCGGCCGGCCGTTGGGACTCGGTGAGCATCGGCCCCGTGTCCCTGTCCGGCCGCCAAGCGGGCCCCGCCGCCGCCGGCGACGTAGACCTCGCCCCCCGAGCACACCGCGCCCTTACCCGTGCCGGCCTACTGCCGGGGGTGATCTGGTGAGCCGTGTTCCCGGCTGGCTACTGCGGCACCTGATCACGGTCGAGCCGTACCTCGGCGACAGCGCGTACGGACCGCAGTACGGGCCGCCCGCCGTCGCCGTGCCCGCCCTGGTGTCAGCCGCCGTCCGGCAGGTTCGCGGCGCCGACGGCCGCGAGGTTGTCAGCAGCACGACCGTGATCGCCGCGCCCGGCCTCGACTGCCCGCCTGGATCTCGGCTCACGCTCCCCGACGGGCGGACCACTACGGCGATCACGACGAGCGCACACGCCGCCCCCGGCCTGCCCGTGCCGGCCTGTGTGGAGGTGAGTTGCGAATGACCGCCACCAGCCACGTCCGTTGGGAGGGCGCGGCCGTCACCGCGGCACTCCGGCGAGCCGCCGCCCGCGGCGTGCGACTCGGCGCCGAGCATGTACTCGCCGAGAGCCGCCGACGGGTGCCGATCGAAGAGGGCACCCTCGAACGCTCCGGTGTTGCGAGCGTGGACGAGCAGCAGCTCGCCGCCGCAGTGTCCTACGACACCCCCTACGCCCGCCGTGTGCACGAGGACCTGAACGCCCGGCACGACCCCGGCCGCACCGCCAAGTATTTGGAGGGCGTCCTTCCCCAGACGGCCGGCGACGTCCAGGCGATCATTGCGGCGCAGATCCGGCGGGCCCTGCGATGACCTACACATCCGACCTGCTCGACGGCCTCGCCCGCCTGCTCGCCGAGCAGGGCGTCGCCACCTACCGGCCCGACGGCACGTACGCCCCGGGCGGCACCGCGATCACCATCGCCGCCATGCCGCCGGCCCCCGACCGGGTCATCTGCCTGACCGCCTACCCGGTCCAGGACTCCCCGGCGCTCACGGACTGCATCACCGGCGTGCAGGTGCGCACCCGGTCCGGGGCCGACCCGCGCGACGTCGACGCCCTCGACGACGCCGTATTCGACGTGCTGCACGGCGCCGGCCCCCATGTGTGGGGTGCGGCGCGTGTGCAGCTTCTCTACCGCACCGCGTCGGCCCCGATCGGCGCGGACTCCTCCGGCCGCATGGAGCGGTCGAGCACCTACTACGCCCGCGCGCACCGCGCGGCCCGACACCTCGAATAGGAGGCGCCATGACGACCCCGACGCCGCCGGCGGAGACCGTGACCGCGCTCGCACGCCGCTACCGGCTGGAGCTGGACACGGGCAAGGACGGCACACCCGCGTGGACTGTGATTCCTGGCATCACCGAGTTCACTCCCAAGATCGAGCCCACGCAGCAGGACGTCACGACCTATGACGCCGACGGCTGGTCGGAGCAGGCTGTGACCATGCTGGCGTGGTCCATCGAGACCACCCTCGCTCACCGCGCCCACCCGACCACTGGAGCTTTCAACGCCGCGCAAGAGTTGCTGCGAAAGGCATCGATGCGGTTCGGGGCCGGCAGCTACGTCAGGGTGCGGTACTACGACCGGAACGGGGCCGACGACGCCTATCAGGGCACGGCCCTGGTCACCTGGGAGCCCGACGGCGGGGGCCCGGATGAGGTCGACACCATCAAGGTCACCTTGACCGGGTCCGGCCCACTGGTGGAGATCACCAACCCGACCGCCGGCACCGGCACACTCGCCGGCGACACCAAGTCGCTCAAGGTCGGTGGTGCGTAGTGGCGTTCGAGGCCCTCGACGAGCTGCTCGACGAGACCCTGCGCCTGCCGATCGGCGGGCGCACCTACACGGTTCCGGCCCCGTCCGCCGAGGTCGGCCTGCGCACGCAGGCACTCATCAACGCCGCGGCGACCGCCGCCGACGGCGGGAAGGTCGACGAGCAGGTTCTCGGCGACGCCGCCGAGCGCGACCTGTACCGCGACGTCCTCGGCCCCGCCCATGACGAGATGGTCACCGACGGCGTCACCTGGCCCGCGCTGAAGCACTCCGCCATCACGGCCATGGTGTGGATCGCGCAGGACAAGGCCGCCGCGGAGACGTTCTGGAACGCGGCCGGCGACCCAAACCGCTTGGCCCCGAACCGGGAGGCGCGGCGGGCCCGATCGGGCGCGGCGAAGTCGACCCCGAGTCGGGGCTCTACGAGTGGTACGAGTACCCGCCAGGCACCCACCCCCGCCAAGCCCAAGCAGGCGCGCACGCGTCGTTGACGTGGGCGCAGATCCTTTCCGAGTGGCCGCTCGTGGAGGCCGACTTGCACGAGGTGTACGGCCTCGACCTGGGCGTGCCCGGCCTCCTGCGGGCCCGGTCCTGGCGCTGGCTGCGCGTGCGCATCCTGGGTCTCCTGTCTGCCGAGTCCCGCCTCGCCCGCGTGCTCACCCCATCCCCCGACGCCCCCACCACCAGGGGCACGACCACCAGGAGGTGAGCCGTGGCCCTCATGGTCGGTGAACTGGCCGCCACCATCACCGTGGACGACTCCGGCGCCCGGCAGGGTGTCGCGCGGGCCCGCGCCGCCATGCAGGCCGGCGGGGACCAGATGGCCGCCGCCGGTGACCGGGCCGGACGCCAGGCCGGCGACGGCATCGGCCGTGGCGTCGCCGACGGCGCAGCCGAGGGCGGCAGCAGGGCCGGCGGTCGCCTCGCCGAGTCGTTGAAGGGCAAGTTCGCTGCTGCCGCGGTCGGGGCCGCCATCGGCGGCGCCCTGGTCGCCGCCCTCGGCTCCGCCCTCGAACAGTCGCAGATCGCGGGCCAGTTGCGGGCCCAACTCGGTGCGACCGCGCCAGCCGCCGCCCAGTACGGCAAGGCCGCCGGCGCGCTGTACTCCGGCGCGATCGTCGAAAGCGTCCAGGACGGCGCCGAGGTCATCAAGGGCATTGCCCGCAACGGCCTTCTTCCGCCCGAGGCAACGCAGGCGCAGATTCAGACCATGGGCCGGCGGGTCGCCGATACCGCCGCGGTGATGGGCGAGGACGTCAGCAAGGTCTCTCGCGCGGTCGGGGTGATGCTGAAGACCGGCATCGCCAGGTCGGCGGATGAGGCAATGGACGTCCTCGTGAAGGGGTCACAGTCTGGCGTCGACGCCGCCGAGGACTTGCTCGACACCTTCAGCGAGTACCCCACCGAATTTCGGCAACTGGGCTTGGACGCACAGACGTCCATGGGCCTTTTGCAGCAGGGGCTACAGGGTGGTGCGCGGGATGCCGACGTTGTCGCGGACGCCTTGAAGGAATTCACCTTGCAGGCGCAGGGAATGAACAAGGCAACGACGCAGGCGTACGCAGATCTTGGGTTCTCCGGCGAGAAGATGCAAGCCACCTTCCAAAAGGGCGGGCCGGCCGCCGCGGCTGCATTCGAGCAGGTCATCACCAAACTACGAGGAGTTCAAAGCCCAGCCAAGCAAGCGGAAATCGCCCTCGGCCTTTTCGGGCCGAAGTTCGAGGACATGCAGAAGGCGATTTTCGCCCTGGACCCGGCGCACGCCGTTGACGCCCTCGGCAAGGTTAAGGGCGCCACGGATGCGGCCGGAAACTCCATGCGCGACAACGCCGCAACCAAGCTGGAGATCTTCAAGCGCACGCTTACACAGTCGGTCGTGAACGTCCTGGGAACCTACGTCGTCCCGGCCCTGACGACTGCTGCACAGTGGGTGGGCACCCTGGGGGCCGCATTCTCCACGGCAGGGAGCTTCATCGCGCAGCACTCGACCACCCTTTCGATCGTGGCCGGCGTGATTACTACTCTCATGTTGCCCGCGCTGATTCAGCTTGCGGTGCAGGCGACGACCTCGGCGACTGCCGCGGTTGTCGGGTGGGCCCGGCAGGGCGCGGCAGCGATCACCGGGGCCGCGCAGTTCGTCGCGTCCAACGCCACCGTGCTGGCGGGGTGGATCGCGCAGGGTGCCGGCGCTGCTGCCGCGGCCGGCCGCGTGGTCGCGTCCTGGATCGCCATGGGGGCACAGGCACTCATCCAGGGCGCCCGGATGGCCGCGGCCTGGATCATGGCCATGGGCCCCGTCGCCCTGGTCATCGCTGCCGTGGTCGGCATTGTCGCGCTCATCGTCACCAACTGGGACAAGATCAAGAGCGCGACGGCCGCCGTGTGGGAATGGATCTGGAACAAGATCAAGTCCGTTGGACAATTCCTCGTTGACTTGTTCATGAATTTCACGCTCGTTGGGATCATCATCAAGCACTGGGATTCCATCAAGTCGGGAACGGCTCGCGTCTGGAACGCAATTGTCGACTGGGTCAAGGGCATTCCGCAGAAGATCGTGAACTTCTTCCTTAACTGGACCTTGGTCGGTTTGATCATCAAGCATTGGGATTCAATCAAGACCGGCACCGTGCGGAAAGCGGGCGAACTGGTCGACTGGGTACGAGGGTTCCCGGGTCGTATCGCTTCCGGCATCGGAAACTTGGGCCACCTGCTCTACGACAAGGGGATGGATATCATTCGCGGATTGTGGAACGGCATTAAAGGAATGGGCCCGTGGTTGGTGAGTAAGTTGATGAGCTGGGCAAAGGACATGATTCCAGGGCCGATTGCCCGCGCGCTGGGCATCCACTCGCCGTCGCGTCTCATGCGCGACAAGATCGGCAAGTTCATCCCGGCCGGCCTGGTCGCCGGCATCGAGGCCGGCGCGCCGGCCGTCGACCGCACCATGCGCAACCTGGTGTCCGTCCCAGCCGGCCCGCAGTTCGCCACGGCCGGCGGCGCGCCGTCACCGTGGTCACCCGCCGCGCCGGGCCCCGCTGTCCACATCGAGAACTGGCACGCCGGAGCTGCGACCGCCGACCAGACCGCCGCGGCCCTGGCCTGGCAGATGAAGGGCAGGGGGTGACCGGCATGGCCGCGGGTGACATGGTCACCGCCCCCGGACACGTCCAGTACGGCGACGTGCTGCTCGGTCCGGGCACCCCCTACCGCTGGCAGACCCTCACCGGCTGGGAGGACTCCCCGGGGCTGGACTCCGGCACAGTCCCACGGGCCGACGCACACGGCGCCATCCCCGGCCGACTGCTCGCACAGCTGCGCACCATCACCGTTGACGGCCTGGTGCTGCGCGCCGACCCCGGCGCGGTCGGCACCGCCGTGCGGCACCTCGCCGCCGCGACTGCGCTCACCGACACCGAGCGGCCGCTCGTGGTGCGCCTGGACGACTCCCCGCCCCTGCTGTCGTGGGCGCGGTGCATCCGCCGCGCAATCCCTGTCGCCAAGGGCGGGTACGCGGTCGGTGTCGTGGTCGGCGGCGCGTTGCAGTTCGAGGCGAGCGACCCGCGCCGGTACGCCTTGGTCGAGCAGCGCGTCGAGGCCCGCCTCCCCATGCCCGAGCCCGGCCTCGACTGGCACCTCGCCCCCGGGCCCGAACACCTCGACTGGCCGCTGAACTTCGGCGCGCCCGGTTCCACCGGAGCACTCGCCGCGGTCAACGACGGGGACGCCCCTGCGCACCCAGTGATCACCTTCCGGGGGCCGGTCACCCTCCCGTCCCTGACCAACGTGGAATCCGGCGACCGGATCGAGTACGACCTCGCCCTCGCCGCCGACGACGAACTCACCGTCGACACCGCGGCCGGCACGGTCACACTCAACGGCACCGCCAGCCGCCTCTACACCGTCACCGCCCGCAGCGCGCCCGAGGCCACATTCACGCTGCCGCCCGGCACGACGAACTTCGCCTTCCGGGCCGCGCCCGGAGCCACCGACCCGCGCGCCGCCTGCTCCGTGCGGTGGCGCTCCGCCTACTGGTAAGGAGACCCCCGTGACCGTGCGCGCCGCATGGCTGCTGCCCACCGGGCAGACCCGAGAAGACACCCGCCTCGCCCCCGTGGGCGTGATGACTCCGCAGGACGAACTGACCAGCCGCGACGGGGTAATCGCCGGGGGCAACCCCTCGCCGCTACCAGCGTCGGGCCCATGCAGCTCCAGATCGGCACCGGCCGCGCCGTCGTACAGGGCACCCTGTCGCAGGGCGCCTACCCGGCCGCGGTCACCGCGCCCGAAACTCTGACCGTCGCCGACGGACACGCCCAACTCCCCCGCGTCGACTCGGTCGTGCTGCGGATCAGCGACGGGCAGTACGACACCACCGGGCAGACCACGGCCACCGTCGAGATCATCCAGGGCGCCCCGGCCGCCGCACCCTCCCCGCCCACCCTTCCGCCAGCCGCGCTCCGGCTGTGGGACGTCACCGTGCCCGCGGGGACCTCGGCCGGCGTCGGCGGTCTGAACTGGCCGGCCGCCCTCGCCGACCGCCGCCGGTACACCGCCGCGTACGGCGGGATCATCCCCCGCGGCGGGGGCACCTCGACCGCCGGCGGGTACGACGGTCAGTACCGCGACAACGGGGCCGGCCTGGACCGCTGGTCGACCTCGGCCGCCGCCTGGCAGCCTCTCGCCCCCGTCGTGGGGTGGACCGCGGTAAGCCTCGCCGGCGGGTACACCAACAACGGCAACTCGCTGGGGGCCGTGCGGTACCGGCGCATGGTGATCGCCGGCGTCCCCCACATGCAGTGGCGCGGCGGCGTGAGCTGGACTGCCAGCACCCCGCCGAACGACGCCTACCCCCTGTCCGCCACCCTCCCGGCCGACTGCCGCCCCGCCTACCTGACATCTGTCGCAGCAGCGGCCGGCGGAGTACCGCTGAAGATCGATTTCCAGACCGGCGGACGCGTCCGCCTGATCACCAACTCCGGTGTGACGACGTGGGCGAGCTTCACCGGCATCACGTACCCGCTCGACACGTAGGGAGGTAGCCGTGACTGCTGCCTACCGGGCCCTGTTCTGCGACCTGCGGACCGACCAGCTACTCGACGTGCTGCCCCTGCAAGGGGTGAGCTTCGACGACTACCTCGGCAAGACCGGCACCGCACAGGGCACCGTCCCCATACCCAACGCCGCCGTTGCTGCCCGCGTGCGCGACGCCGTTGCCCCGGGCCGTACCGCCCTGTGGATCGAGCGGGGGCGGGAGATCTGGTGGGGCGGGATCGTGTGGACGGCTGCGGTGCAGTCGACCGACCGCGGCTTTCTGTCCATGCAGGTGCAGGCCGGCACCTTCGACAGTTACCTCGACCACCGTCGCCTGTTCGACACCGTCGAGGCCCGGCAGGTCGAGCAGTTCGACATCGTGCGCCAGCTCATCGACTACGCGCAGCAGGCCGCCGGCGGCGACATCGGCATCGAGTACGGCACGGAGACGTCCGGCACGCCACGGGACCGCACCTACAGCCGTTACGACGTGCCCTCGCTGCGCGACCTCATCGACCAACTCGGCGCGGTCGAAGGGGGCTTCGAGTGGCGTTTCGCAGCCTTCCGTGACCCGGAGAGCGGCCGACGCGTCAAACGGCTTCAGCTCGGCTCACCGGTGATCCGGACCGGCACGGCCGACGTCGTCCTCGACCACCCGGGCCCCGTCATGTCCTACTCCTGGCCGACGGACGCCACCGGGCAAGCGAACGTCTGGCAGTCCCGCGGCTCCAGCGACAACCAGAACCAAGCTCAGGAATCCGTACCGCTGCTGTCTGACCTACTCGTGGACGAGGGCGCCCTCGCGGCCGGCTGGCCCCGAATCGACGGCACCTCGGATTACTCGACGGTGGTCGAGAAACCCACCCTGGACGCGCACGCGCGGGCCGACTGGGACGCCGCCCGCTCCCCGCGCACCATTCCCGAGATCACCGTGCACATGGGCCGCGCGCCCCTGTCCCCCGCCGTGCTGGGCACCACCATCCGCCTGCGCATCCGCGACCTGTGGTGGCCCGACGGCCTCGACGAGCGATACCGCGTCGTCGGCATGGCCATCACACCGCCGGAGCGCGGCCGACCCGAAACCGCCCGCCTGTACCTGGAGGCGCCCTAAATGGCCGCTGTCCCCCTCGACCTCCTCGACCGTATCCGCGCCCTGGAACGGCAAGTCCGCGAGCTGACCGGCCGCGCGCAGACCCGGCCGGCCCTGAACCGGATTACGCACGGGGCCGTGGTGATCGGCGAGGGTGGCACCCTCGACGTCCGGGCCCCCGGCGGCGCGCAGATCCTCGGGGTTGGCTCGTTCCCCGCCACCGGCCGCTACGGCGTGAGCATGGCCCGCGAGGACGGGACCGGCGTCGCCCTGGAAGTCGGCGGCAACGACACCTCCGCTTCTCAGATGGTTCGGTTGTTCGCCCGCGGCGGGTACCCCTCGCCGATCGTGATGGATGACGGGTACGCCGACGGGTACCTCGGCCGCCCGTGGGTGCCCATCCCGTGCACGCCGTACATGACCATCTCCAGCGACGACGAGGCCGCGCTCTACTCCGGCCAGATGCTCACCCAACACAAGGTGCTGCGTGTGAACTTGCAGCTCAGCGGCCCGGCCGGCACGGGTGCCGAGGCCCTGCTCAGAATCGGCGGTCAGCAGTACGGGCCCACATGGTCCCTCGCCGCATCGGCCACCACCAAGGACGTCAACGACCGCGTCGTGCTCCCAGCCGGCGAGTTCCCGCACGGACGGGACGTGTCCGCCGTCGTGTGGGCGCGCCGCACCAGCGGGACCGGCACGTGCACGCTCCGTCTCCGCGGCATCTGGGGGACGAACACCGTCAATGCCACCGAAGCCACCAGTTAGGAACTCATGCTCCCCGAGTCCATCCCCACCGTCACCGTCACCGGCCGCTATCTCTCCCCCGACGGCCGGCCGCTGTCCGGCACCGTCACGTTCCGCGCCCCGGCGCAGCTCACGTTCCCGGCCGCCGACGTCATCCTCGGCGGGCCCGTCGTCGCGCAGCTCGACGCGCAAGGGCAGATCAGCGCGACCCTGCCCGCTACCGATGCGCCCGGCATGATCCCCGATGGCTGGTCGTACACCGTGACCGAGGCCCTGTCGGGTGTCCCGGCCGGCCGCTCGTATCAGGTCGTGCTGCCCGCCGCGGTGCCTTTCGTCGACCTCGCCGACGTCGCACCGACCGACCCGAGCAAGCCCAACTATGTGCCGGTGCCCGGCCCCCCGGGGGAGCGCGGCCCGGCCGGCGCGAGCGCCTACGAGGTAGCCGTCGCCGACGGCTTCAGCGGCACGCCCGCCGACTGGCTCGCATCCCTGGTCGGCCCCCGCGGCGCCACCGGTCCGCAGGGACCACAGGGTCCCGCCGGTGCACCCGGCAAGGACGGCGCCCCGGGTGCGCCCGGCCTGGTGCAGTCCGTCAACGGCCAGTCCGCCGCCGCGGTGGTCCTGGCCGCCGGCGACGTCGGCGCCGTCCCCACCAGCGCGGCCGGGGCCGCGGGAGGTGTGGCGCAGCTCGGCGCGGACGGGAAGGTGCCCGCCGCCCAGCTCCCGGCGTCCGGCGGGGGTGCGGTCGCGTCGGTCAACGGCCAGTCCGGCGCGGTCGTGCTGACCGCCGGGGACGTCGGGGCCGTCGCCACGGCTGAGAAGGGAGTCGCATCCGGCGTCGCCACCCTCGGCGCCGATGGCATCCTCACGGTCGGGCAGCGCCCCGCCTACACCGCCGCCCAGGTGGGCGCCCTCGCCTCGACCGCACGCGGCGCAGCGAATGGCGTCGCATCCCTCGACGCTGCGGCGCGACTCCCCATCGGACAGATGCCGGCCGCGGCCCCCAAGAACGTGTGGACGCCGCAGGCCCTCGGGTTTCAGGCATGGTCGTGCGACCCCGGCGGGGTGGCCAACCCGGCCGCGAAGTACCTCACCCCGCAGCGTCTCTACCTCGCCGGCGTCAACATCACCGAGTCGACCACCGTCACCAAGGCCGTGATGTTCGCCCGCGGATACGGGGGCGTGCCCGCCGATCGGTTCATGGCCGGCATCTACCGCGAGGACGGTACGCGCGTGGTCGCGTCGAGCGCCGTCGCTCTCACCATGGCCGGCCAGGAGACCGGAGCACTCCCGGCGATGACCGCGAACCACATCGGTGCCGTGCCCCTGTCGTTCACCTCGACGACCCTCACCCCCGGCCGGTACTGGGTGGCCTGGCTGATGACCGTGGGCGCCGCAACCGACTTCGCCTACTTCCATGTTCAGAACGAATCGCCGGTCGGCGCAGCGAACTTCTTCATGACCACGACGCCGTTCCCACGCGCGTGGTACATCGCTGCGCAGTCCACACTGCCCACCACCGTCAGCCCGACGGCCGCGACCGCGCTCGCCGACCACGACATCCCCATCGTGGCCCTCGCAGCCTGATCACACCCCACCCCACCCGTACGCCCCGGCACCGCGCCGCGGGCGTTTTCTCATGTCAGGAGAGCACCACACCGTGACTGTCAGAGGCATCGACGTCAGCTCGTACCAGCCGAGCACCTACTCGGCCAACGGCCTCGACTTTGTGTTCGTCAAGGCCACCGAGGGCACGTCGTACGTCAACCCCCGTATGACCGCCCAGGCCGCCCACGCCCGCCGCAACGGCCTGGTCGTCGGCTTCTATCACTTCCTGCGCCCCGGCGACATGAAGGCCCAGGCCGCGTACTTCGTCGAGAAGTGCGCGAGCGTCGAGGGTGACCCGCTGTTCGCCGACTGGGAAGACGCGGGGGTCAGCTGCGCGCAGAAGGATGCGTTCCTCGCCGAGGTCAAGCGCCTGCGGGGCGCGACGCACCGCGTCGGCCTGTACTGCAACCTCGACTACTGGAAGACCCGGGACACCACCGGCAACGCGGGCGACGCCCTGTGGATCGCGGACTATGTCACCGCCGGCCGGCCCCGCATCAAGGCGAAGTGGACGTTCCACCAGCACACCGACCGGCCCCTCGACACCAACCTCGGGGCCTTCCTCGACCGGGCCGCGCTGCGTGCCTGGGCGACCGGCACCACGGCCCCGCCGAGCCGCCCCTCGCCGCCGCCGGCCGCCACGTACACCGTGCGCTCCGGCGACATCCTGTCGGGCATCGCCGCGCGGTACGGGACCACCGTCGCCAAGCTCGCCGCCGCAAACGGCATCACCAACCCCAACCGGATCTACGCCGGCCAGACGATCAAGATCGTGAAGTAAGGAACCTCCCATGACCGACGCCACCCGGCGCACCATCCGCACCGTCCTACAGACCGCCGTAGCCCTGGCCGTCGCACTGCCCGCCATCGTGGACGCGTCCGGCGTGCCCGCGTCCCTGCCTTGGGTCGCCGGCGCCCTCGCCGTCGCCGGCGGCCTCGCCCGCGTTATGGCCCTCCCTGGCGTGCAGGCGCTACTCCCCGGCTGGCTGCGCACTCAGCCGCCCGGCCGCACCGAGGGCACCAGGGGCAGTATGTGACCGACCACAACCCCGGCGACGTCGCCCTCGAACTTGAGCGACTGCGGGGCACGGTCGAAGCAGGGTTCGCCCGTGTCGACGGCGCCCTCGCCCTGGTCGTCCAACGATCCGACCAGACCGATCGGCGCCTCGCTGACCTCGACACCCGCCTTGACGCCGTCGAGCGCCGCCGCTGGCCCCTGCCGAGCATCGCCGCCCTGGCTGGCGTCGTTGGGCTTCTAATGACCGTATGGCAAGCCACTATCGCCCGCTGACCGCTGTACCCCGTCGCTGGCCTTGAGCCGGCGACGGGGTCTCTTTGGGTTGGGGCAACGCTAATTCGCTTCCGTACAGCTACCGTTGACGGCGAACACGATCAGCACACTTCGGAGGGCCACGTAACGGTGCAGCATTGGTGGATCAAGTACGACATTCTCGACCCCCAGCAGTGGGCAACCTTAGATGCCCACAAGGGGGACTACGCAGAGCGTATGGAACAACGCTACGAACTCTTTGAGTTCGATACCAACATTGAAGATGCCGGACGTCTGCCCAACGGCACACCAATCCGTTACGGGCCGACCCAAGAAGAGATGGACACCAAAGTACGTCGCCACCTGGGCCACGATGCATTCGTCATCGTGAACGCTCGACACGTGGACGACCCGGATGCACCTAAAGCACCCGAAATCAAGGTGTTCCGCAAAGAAGACTAG